CGAAGCGAATGATGATCGGGAAGGCGCGGCACTGCGTGGCCGGCCAGGACAGGAGCGGCGATCGCTCGATCGAGCCCGGCTTGTCGCTGGGCGTGTGCACCAGGTAGTAGCTGGGATCGAGCGTGGTGAGCACCCCCGCGGTGTCGTAGTACTTGACCGACGTGATCGAGGCCAGCGGCGGGCGCGGCAGTCGCAGCGGCACGTTCCACCAGGCTCGCACGGCGACGTCGAACGTGGCTTGCATGAGCTGCCAGCCGCGGCCGCGCTCGATCGCGCGGACGGCCATTTCGATCTTGCGATCGAGCATCAAGTCGTCGTCGTCAAAATCCTTCTGGCCGCACTGGTCCTTGCACTCGTCGCGCGTGACGGGCAGGCTGGCGGCCGCTGTCACGAGCGACAGCGGGCCGAGCAAGCTGGTCACGTGGATCGGCTGCGTGAGCGAGTTCATGCGGTCTTGCGCGAGGAGCGTGAGGACTTCTTCGAAGGGGTCTCGGCGGCGCCGTCGTCAAAGCGGGCAATGCCGCGCTGCACGAGCAGCTCGGCCACCCCGCGGCCCAACTTGTCCGACGTCGCGCCGGGCGCGTTGGCGCGCCACTGGCGGAGAAAACGGACCGTGTTGGACGGGCGGAGTGACAAGGTAGGGGCTGGGGGCTCGGGACTAGGGACTGGGAAAGGCGAAGCGCGCTAGACGATCAGGCGCTGGGCGAAGCCGGCCTCGACCGCGGTCCGCGGGGCGTCTTGGGCGCGCGACAGGATCACCAGCGCGCTCAGGTAGGTGCCCGTGGTGCCGTCGCCGCCGGTCAGCACGAGGTCGAGGTAGCGCTTGCGGCCGCGCAGGTCGGCCTCGATCGCGTACAGCTTGTTGTCGTCCGTGGCGGCGGGCAGCGTCGACGCGGAACCCGTGTCATTGTTCGAGGTGCCGAAGATCGCGCCCGCGACGTCGGCCATGCCGGAGCCCGACGCGTCGGACTCCTGCAACTTGAAGGCGGCCATCGCGATGTCCAGGGCGCCCAGTTCGACGATGAACAACGCGCGGGCAAAGCCGGCACAGTCGATCTCGTCGGTCGTCCACGAGGCGTTGTCCACGATGGCGCCGGGAGGGGTGATCTTTTTGATCACCATGTTCAGCGTTTCGATCATCGTTAATTACTTTCGTAGTGAGTGTCGTGTGGCGCGTCCGTGCGTCCCGTTGTCCTAGGGGCTGGTCGACTACGCTGCGGCGGTTTGCAGACCGACGATCGCGCCGGCTTCGTCGGCGTTGCCCACGCTGTGCACGTTGATGTCGAACCGCTCGAGGCCGCGGATCGCGACCTGGTTGCGCTCGAACACGTTCTCGCCGCCGATCGTGGCGTGCTCGCTGAAGGTGATTTCTTCCTGCTGGCGATCGCCGAAGCTGGCGCCCTGGGCGTAGTCGCCCAGCGTCGCGCAGACCTGGCTGTTGCCTTCGGTCTTGGGCATGGCCTGGGCAAACTCGACGGGATACCCCAGGAACAGCGGGCGCGGGCGTCGCTCGCCGTCGCGCACTTCCATCGCGGACGTGCCGCCGGAGGCGAGGACCAGCGGCTCGCAGACTTCGTAGTAGAAGGTGCGGTGCATGGCCCAGGCGGTGTTGGGCGTGTCGGCCCACTGCGGCAGCTTGGCGACGACTTTCTGGAAGTCGCGCAGCACGAGCTCGCTGTAGGCGTTGCCCGTGCCGGTGACCAGGCCGTAGCTGTCGGTCCCGTTGCCGTCAAAACTTTGCAGGCGCGTGACGATGCCGCGGATGCCGCCGTACGTGCTGGTCGCGTCCCCGATGAACGCGCAGAGGTCTTCCTTGTAAGCGAAGGCGTAACCGATGTTGCCCAGCAAGCGGTCGGCCAGGCCGATCACTTCGTCGGCTTGCACGTTGCGGCTCATGCGCGTCAGCGCCATCAGGTCCTTGGCGGTCAAGCGGACGTTGTCGTAGGTGTTGTTGGACTCGGTCCCGGCGGTGCCTTCGCCGACGAACGAGGCGCTCAACCCGCTTTGCTCGCGCGGATCGGTGCGGGTGTCGCTCGACATGGGGACCGGCAGGAACAGCCGGCGCGCCACGCCGAAGCGCTCGCGCTGCACGATCAGGTCGGTGCCGAACTCGGTGGGGATGAGGTTCTGCACCCCCGTGGCGTTGTTGGACTGGTGGACGGCGCCCCACTGGGCGTTGAAGAATTCCACCGCCTCGTTGAAGCGGTAGCGGCCGGGCATCTGGAAGGACAACTGGGCGAGCGCCCACATGCCGAAGCGATAGGCGCGGACGTCGGGGTCGATGCCGTCGCGCTTGCTGGTGAAGTTGCGCAGCGTTCCAAAACGCTTGACGGTGGCGGGGATCCGGGTGGCGTTTTGGCGTTCTTCGGCGCCCGGCACGTCGTCGGTCTTGGGCGGGTCGTTCTCGGTCTTGCGGCCGGTCCCCTGCTTGCGCGTCTTGGCCTCGTCGGCGAGCTTCTGGCGCTCGTCTTCGCGGGCGATGCGGTCCTGCTCGCGCTTGACTTTGCCGGTCAGCTTTTCGCGCTCTTTGACCAGGTCGTCGTGTTCGGTCTGTTGCTCGGCGGTCAGCTCGTCGTGGGTGAGCAAGGCGTCGATCTTCGTGTCGACGGCCTCCAGCTCGGCCAGCAGTTCCTGCAACTTGTTCACAAGCCGTCTCCTCATTGAGGGGCGCCGGTGGGAGCTGGGGCCGCGGTAGGGCGCGAGCGTTCACCGGCAATGTCTTCGTGTGGGCGAAGCACTGCCCGCAGAACCCCGCGGTCGCAACGGCGCCGAGAGATGCTACGTCTCACGCGTGCGGCTGCCCGAGCGACGGCTGCGAGCTTGCCCGCGACGCGTGGTGCGTGCGTGTTACTTGTTCAACGATAGGCGAGCTGTCCAGCGGAGAAAAAGGGACAGCGCGGCTTTGCCGCGAGGGGCTGGGGACTCGGGACTGGGGACTAGGGGCTGGACATTACGCGCGAAATGCTTGGGCTTGGATCTTGCGCCAGGCCTGGCGGCGGCGGAGCACGTCGGCGGCGGCCTTCGCGCCCGTCGACTGGCTGCCCGTGAGCTTGCCCAGCACGTCGCGCAGGGTTCCGATTTTGTCGACCATGCCGGCCTCGAGCGCGGCGGGCGCTCCCAAGCAACGGCCCTCTCCGAACTTGGCGCGGACGTCCTTCACGCTCACGTCGCGATACTTGGCGACGGCTTTGACGAACGTCGTGTAGCTCTCGTCGACCGATTGCTGCAAGAAGTCGCGAGCGTCGTCCGGCAGCGGCTCGTAGCTGTTCCCCTCGGTCTTGTACTTGCCGGCTTGGACGAAGGTGACCTTGATACCCTCGGCCTCCAGCATTTGCGAGTAATCGAAGTGCATCAGGTAGACCCCCACGCTGCCGGCGTCGCCCCCGGGCGTCATGTACACCTGGTCGGCGGCGGCGCCCAACCAATAGGCGGCGCTGGCCATCAGGCTGTTGCACACGGCGATGATCGGCTTGGTCGAGCGGAGGCTATAGATCAGCTCGGCGGTCTCCTGCACCCCGTAAATGGTCCCGCCGGGCGAGTCGACGTCGAGCACGATCGCTTCGACCTCGCGCGTGGCGGCGAGCGATTCCATCGCGCGGCCCAGCAGCTCGGTCGAGGTTCCCCCGTACCAGTACATCCACGCGTCCCAGCGCTGCTGGATCAATCCGTACACCGGCAGCACGGCGACGCGGCCTTTCACCGCTTTGAGCGCCTTGGCCTGGGCGTTGGACGCGGCGGCGAGCTGGCGGGGCGTCGGCCAGTCCAGGCGTCGCGGCGTCGCGGCGAGCGCCGTGAGTTGTTCGGGCGATTGAAAAGCCCACAGTGAGTTTCCGCTGGCTAGCATAGTTCAAGAGTCTCCCAGAGCGCGTTTGAGGGCGCAGGCGGTGCGATCGTCGCTCCACGTGTCGAGGCGCGCCTGCATGGCCTCGGGAGTGTCTTTGTTGAACGCGTGGGTGAGCTGGTTGCGGCTGTCGAGCAGGCAGGCGTCGACGAGTGCGGCTTCGTCGATCTCGATCGCGGTGCGCAGGGCGCGGCAGCCTGGTTGAACTGCCTCGCGCAGCACGACGGCGTGTCGCTCGTGGAACGAGGTCAGCCAGGCGGCAAAGTCCGGCGACTTGTTGCGAATTGCGCGGCGCACGGCGTTGGCCTCCTTGCGGAACATTCGTTCGAGCGCGTCGGCCAGCGGCTGCTGGAGTTTCTCGATCGAGGGCGCCGACGGCGGCACGGCGTCGGGCGCGAGCAATCGGCGGACGTCCCCGACGGCGGCTTGCGCGGTGTTGATCTTTTTGGGGTCGGGCTCCTTCATCATCCGCTCGGCGGTCGTCATGTTGAGCTGGATGAAATGCTGGTCGCCGGCGGGACCGATCGAGTTGAGATTCTCCAACCGGCGGCACTCGTTGATCGTCATGATCCCGTTCTGGATCGCGTGCACGTAGGCGGTCATCCGCGTGGTCAGGTCACCGCGCACCAAGCCGTTGAGATTGTGCTCGACGTAGAACTGCTTGCGCTGTTCGGGCGTGAGCAGCTTGAGGTTGTACTGGCTCTCCTGGCGGCGAACGGTCGGGAACAGCATGTACATCACGAACTCGAGCTGCTGGTGCTCGATGTTCGAGAACGTAGCCTTGTCCAAGAGACCGATCATGTGGGGCGGCGCGCGGTACCACTGGCAAATGATGATCCCGTTGAACTTGCGCGTTTCGAGAAACTGGCTGTCCTCGTTGCTGATCGTGATCGGCGTGAACTTACTTTCCA